CATTCTCGGACTATTATGGACAAAACCTTTCAACCTTCTTTGGCAACCCCTCCAATCTTTCAGTTTATGTGGGTGGATCTAGGGAATTGTCAGATACATTTTTGGGGAATATATATTCTTTTGGTTTTTGCAATTCAAGAAATCTTTCTAAAATAAAAGATTCTTTTGGAGAAACTGGAGTAGTCCTATTTAATGAAAATGCATTTGACAATTTATCAGAAACTGTTGCAGATTCAGATTTATACAGTAGATCTATGTGGGATTACTTTTTAGATGGAGGAAGCCCAAGAAGTTTTGCTGTAAGTAATTTGCATTCTCACGTAGCAACATATACGTTGAGGCCAAGATCATATATGGGAAAATTCATACTTGATATAGACTCAAACGGATACTGGGAAGATTATGTTCCCCTTACATATTTTGCAAAGTATGTAGAAGACACAACTGGCTCTATGTATTACGATTTAGACTTTTTGCAATTGAACATTGACTATCCAACTCCAAATATATACAAAGAGGTAGAAAAAAAGACTGGAACTTGGACATATCAAGAGTTACAGTATGAGTATCAGGCACCACTTCAAAGAACATATTCTTCATTAGATAACCATCTTTATACTGGATACAACGACTATCTAGATTTAAAAAATCGTGTAAATAAAAACTACGCCTATGATACAGATGCTGCGTTACTAAAGTCTTATATTAGTTTTCAGTATATTGCAACAGGTGCAAACGCAAATCATAGATTTTTTACAGATGTAGATGACGCACCTCAAAACGGAGTAATTCAGCCATTAGATGGATGGACAACAACAAAGTATGAGTTTGTTAATAACATGATCGCCTATCCACCAAAGGGTGTTGACTTTAATGATTTAGCATTAGTTATGCATTTAGACTTTAATGTTTCTGGAATTTTATCAAATCCAATTAAAGTTAAAAAAATGCAAGTAGCATCTCAAGCGTTTAACTCTAATAGTTTTAACCCTATTGGAACAAGGTTTTCAGAGGATGTATACCCATACCAAAAGTCTGGAATCTATTATGACTATAAGGCTCTAAACCCATTCACAATATACAAGGGCAGTTCTCCATACTTATATCTAACAAGAACAAGTGGAATTGAACTACGTGGTGGATATGATCCTATGGTTGATCGTGGAATCGCTATTCCAATTAATAAATCAAAAAATCCAAACTACAAGGTAATGGCTTTGCAGGCTGGAATTAGATACGACAAAGATGCATTCCCATTATCCCCAACAGAAATATTTCAGGTAGAAGATAAGAATAGTTTAATTAAATTTTATATTCAGGCCATACAGCAAGACGGAAAGCGTGGAAAGATATATGCTATTAACTATAAAACTGGTCAAAGAGAAAACGGTATTGGGTATTATCTGAATGGAAACGTGGTTCGTGAGGCAGTGATAACTGTGGGAGAGTGGGCATTCTTGGGCATTTCATTTTCTAAGTTGTTAGATTTTTCAGAATACTCTGGGTCTTTAAAATTAAATGGACCACTACTTTTTAATGCTATATCTTACTACCAGTCTATAAGATTGCAGCAGGTTCAGAAAAAGTTTACCAGACCATGGTTTAAGTTGATGGGTTCAGGATCTTATGACCTAAACTGGACGTATTGGTATGGATCATTTACTTGGAATGAGACCCTGATTCAGTCAACAACAAACCTTTATGGTGTAGACCCAGCAGACATTTATAGCGCATATATTGGGACAAACAAGATAGTGGTTGGAGATAATTATGGGCTATCGCTTAAAAACTATGAATACTCCCTATATTCTGACGTAGTATGGAACAAGACAGTTCAAGACGCCCTTTAATATGGTATACTTGTGGTTATGAACAATAAAGACGGACTACTTTTTGGTAAAAATGGCAAACCACGCATGCCAGGTCAAATTGGTGAAACAAAAGTAACAATGGTTGAAAAGAATTATAACTGGGGAGTTTATGTTTGGAAAAGAAAAAATGGCAAGTGGTTTACAGATGGAGAAGGAAACATTTTAAATGTCCCATCATTCCGTGGTGATCTAGGACAACTTGCAAAACTAAAAGAGGCTGCAGCATATTATGGTGAGCCAGAAGGCGAACCGCATTTTTTCCCAGGAATGGGAAGAGTATCTGATGAAGAGTATAGCGAACAAGTAGATAGAATGAAGGCTGGGCTTATTCCTAACCTAAATGACCTTGGCGCTGTTCAAGCAGCAAAAGATACTATTGCAATGTATGGAGATGAAGAGTAATGTCTGAAGATAACGAATATTTTATTGGTGCAAGAATTGATCAAATTGCAAAAGCAGATGATACTTTTGCAAAACAAGATCCATTTAATAAGTCTTGGGATGAACTAAAGACTCTTACTGGTTTAGATAATAACTTCAAGCGCCGTGCATCAAGAATGTCAAAGGCTGAAGCAACACCAGCATATTTAGATTCTGCAAATGCCGTAAGCACAGGAATTGACGGGGCTAAGTCAAAAGAAATTAATCCTGGAATGCTCTATAGAAATGGTTACGGACTATTTGATGTAATTACACCACCCTGGAATGTTTACGAACTTGCAAGTTTCTATGACACATCTTTTGCTAACCACGCTGCGATTGATGCAAAAGTAGAAAACATTGTCGGTCTTGGATATGACTTTGAGGTATCACCAAGAACAATGCTAAAACTGGAGTCTTCTACTGATTCTGGAGCAACAGACAGAGCACGTAAAAGAATTGAAAGAGCAAAGATTGAGTTGACGGATTGGCTAGAGTCTTTAAATGATGAAGACTCATTTACCTCTACAATGGAAAAAGTTTTTACAGATATGCAGGCAATTGGAAATGGATATCTTGAAATTGGTAGAACAGTCAAGGGTGAGATTGGCTATGTAGGTCACATTCCAGCAACAACAATGAGAGTTCGTAGACTTCGTGATGGATTTGTTCAGGTTATTGGAAACAAAGTGGTTTACTTCCGTAACTTTGGTGCAAAGAATCAAAACCCAGTAACGGATGATCCAAGACCAAATGAGATTATTCATTTTAAGCAATATTCTCCACTAAATACTTTTTATGGAGTTCCAGATATTATTTCTGCAATCAGCGCTTTGCATGGTGACTCTCTAGCATCACAATACAACATTGATTATTTTCAAAATAAAGCAACTCCAAGATATGTTGTAACTCTTAAAGGTGCAAAGTTGTCAGCAGATGCAGAAGATAAAATGTTTAGATTCTTACAGACTGGTCTTAAAGGACAAAACCATAGAACACTCTACATTCCGCTTCCTGGAGATTCAGAAAATAACAAGGTTGATTTTAAGATGGAGCCTATTGAAAATGGTGTTCAAGAGGGATCCTTTAAGGAATATCGTAAATCAAATAGAGATGACATCCTTGTAGCGCATCAAGTCCCTCTTTCAAAATTAGGTGGCTCTGACTCTTCTGCAATTGCCTCTGCATTGTCACAAGACCGCACATTTAAGGAGCAGGTTGCACGACCTGCACAAAGAAATTTAGAAAAAATGATCAATAAAATTATGCGTGAAAAGACAGATATCTTAGAATTTAAGTTCAATGAACTAACCCTAACAGATGAAATTGCTCAGTCTCAGATCCTTGAAAGATATGTGAAGACTCAGGTAATGACTCCAAACGAAGCAAGAATTGCGCTCAGATTGCCACAGCGTGATGGCGGAGATAAGGTTCTTGACCTAAAGCCACAACAAGTTTCAAGTGACAATGCTAACCGTGACCGTGATGGGGAAAGAGTTAATAATCAGTCAGACGGACCAGCCACGACCACTGGAAGAAATCCAAAGGGCGAGGGAAGAAAATCTGACGATGTGTCTGAATTGTCCAAATAGTAAGATATTGTAAAAAAGGGCTTATAATATAATGGTGAACAGTATATCTAAAGCCCATTGGAGTTCAGATGGGGAAAATGTCCGTCTCTCAATGCCTTTAACAAAAGTCGACAAAGAGCGAAGAATCGTATCTGGATTTGCATCACTTGATAACCTAGACAAGCAAGATGACATTGTCACAGCAGAAGCATCAATGGATGCGTTTGCAAAATTCCGAGGTAACATTAGAGAAATGCATCAGCCACTAGCAGTAGGTAAGATGGTATCATTTAAAGAAGATAAGTATTTTGATCCAGAAACAAAGAAGTTTTATAACGGAGTATTTGTATCAGCATATGTTTCAAAGGGTGCACAAGACACTTGGGAAAAAGTTCTAGACGGAACACTAACTGGTTTTTCTATTGGTGGACGAATGAACAAGTGGGATGATGCTTATGATGAAAAATCAGATAAGTCAATTAGAGTTATTAAGGAATATGATTTAGTAGAGTTGAGTCTTGTTGATTCCCCTGCTAATCAATTTGCAAATATTGTTTCAGTAGAAAAGGTTGATGGTATGGATATTATTAAGGGTGATGAAACAGTTTTAGAGAATGTGTTTTGGGATCAAGAGACTGGTCTCGTAATGGTTTCAGAAAATGAGTCAGAAGTTAGCCCAACAACAGGTGAGCAAATGACCAATATAGGGTTCGTTGAAAAAACGGATAGTGAAAAACTAAATATGATAAAGTTCTTAGTTGATAGTGCTAAAGGCATTAATACTTCTAAGATGAACAAGGAGGAAAACCTTATGGCAAAAGCAACAAAAAAGACAACAGAAGAAATCGTTGAGAAGACAGATGTTGTAGCAGAAGTAGTTGAAACTATTGAAGCAGTTGAAGCAGTAGAGGTCGCTCCAGAGGCAGATGCAAAGGCAGATACCGTAGAAGCAGAAGAAGAAACAACAGAGAAGGCTGCAAAGCCAGGATCTGCTGAAGAAACTCCTGAAGAAGATGCTAGTGAAACACCAGCAGATGAAGAAGCGGAAGATAAGAAGCCAATGGCATCAAAGTCAGATGAAGTAATTGCAGAGTCAATTGCTGAAATCAAGAATACTCTAACATCAGCCTTTAGCGATCTAGTATCAACAGTAAAATCTTTGCAGGCAGAAGTAGAACTTCTAAAGTCTTCAAAGGTAGATGTAGATACAGTAAAAGATTCATTTGAAGCAGTCGCAAAAGACATCGCTTCAGCAAGAGTCGAATTTGACAAGTTTGGTAAGCGAGTAGACGCTGTTGAAGCAGACACGGCTTTCCGAAAGTCTGGTGATCTCGGCGAGATTATCCAGAATCAACCTGAAATGGTTGAAAAATCCCTATGGGGCGGACGTTTCCTCAAAACAGCCGATCTATTCAATTAGAAAATCACTTGGAGGTGAAATATATGTCGGAAGAAATTAAGAAGAATCAGCCTGGAACAGCAGGTGAACTAGGCGGAACAGCGCCAGGACTTTATCAAGGACAAGGTGCATTCGCATCTGGATCCGAGGCAGGTTCAAATATCCCTGGTAACTACACAGACGGTGGAGCAGTTGGAAACATTCCAAACGCAACATTTGGTGTAACATCAGGCGCAAATGCAGTAAATCCTTCAGGTGATACTGGAAGCGGTATTCTACGCCCTGAACAAGCACGTCGTTTTATTGACTACGTGTGGGATGCAACTGTATTGGCTCAGGATGGTCGCAAAGTGACCATGAGAGCAAACACCATGGAACTTGAAAAGGTTAACGTTGGTGAGCGTGTAATTCGTGCTGCTGCTCAGGCAGATGGCGCATACACAAATGCTGGTGCAACATTCTCAAAGGTGGAACTTACAACAAAGAAGATCCGTCTTGACTGGGAAGTATCATCAGAAGCACTTGAAGACAATATCGAAGGAGCAGCACTTGAAGATCACGTCGTAAGATTGATGACAAATGCTTTTGCTAATGATATTGAAGATCTTGCCATTAATGGAACAGGTGCAGGATCAGACAACTTCCTTTCAATCATGAACGGTTTCGTAAACCGTGTCAAGACTGAGGGAGATGCACATGAATCTGTAGTCACCGTTGCTAACAACGCATGGACTCCAGAAGTTATGCAGAACATTATCCTAGCAATGCCACGTAAGTATCGTGCTATCAAGTCTAACTTGAAGTTCTATGCAGGAACAGATGCGTTCCAGGGTATTGTAAAGAACAACGGAACATTGGCAGATGCTATTGCAGAAGCCTTTGGTTCACATCCAGGCGCAGCAGGAACTCCTGCTATGCGTCAATCATACCTTGACGGAAACGCTCAGACATTGGGATCAGCACGAACAACTCGTGTTCTTGGAATCGATGTTCAAGAAGTTCCATACTACCCTGCAGGATATGTCGACTTGACATTCCCACAGAACCGTGTATGGGGATTCCAGCGTGACATCACTGTAAACCGTGAATACAAGCCAAAGAAGGATACTGTAGAATATACAGTCTTCGTCCGCTTCGGTATTCAGTGGGAAGAGCAGGATGCAATTGCATTCGCTGACGCTGCAGCAGACGCATAATCTGTAAACAGTAAATATTAGGGGAGTAGGAGTTAACGCTCCTACTCCCTTTAATAGTTTAATGATATAATACTAACAAGGAGGCTAATATGTCAGAAATTAATAATGAAAATGAGTCAACTCCTTTAGCAGTAGATCCTATTGTAGAATCTCCAGTTGTAGAAGAAGCAGTTGTGGAAGCGCCAGTCGTTGAAGCACCAGTTGTTGAAACAGTTGAAGAAGCACCAGTAGTTGAAGTTGCTCCAGAAGTTGAACCAGAAGCACCAAAGCAGGAAGTTGTAGAACGTCCAGTATACGGTGCAAGAGAAGAAGTTCAGGGAGTTGGAGTCACCGCAGGTGGCGCTATTGGAACAACAGTTTCAGCACCAGCACCACGCAAGACTTTTGCTCAAAAGGATAAGCCAAAGGAAGAAAAGATTGCTCTATATTCAACCAAGAATGTTACTTGGGCTGAAGTTGGCAAGGTTTATCGTGGATACAACATTGTTCCAGTATCTGCTGCAGACAAGTGGCTCACTCGTGACCACGTTCGTGTAGCAACACCAGAAGAAGTTGCGAAGGAATTCGGTAAGTAATCCATGGAGATGTTGAGAGTTCCGCCATATGATGATATTGTAGTAACCTTTGTAGTTCCTTCCTCTGGAAGTAACCCAAGAGATTTCTATGCAAATATAACAGATATGGCGGATCTTTCAGTCACAACAGAAAACTTTTTTGGAATGTCAACTGGAGAAAATATCAACATTACTCTTCCAGGAAGATATGATAATAATTACAGGGTAGAGATTTATAGGATTAGTGAATCAGACGAACTTGTATACGAAGAATACTACGAGTTAATCCGACCATATGTAGACCCAAACACATTAGGAACAACAGCATCAGAGATTGCTGAATACACAACATTAGAATTAGTAGCAAGGTCAATGATAGATACATTCTGTCCAGAAGGATTTTACAATAAAAAAGTTACAGTTATAGGCACTGGCAATGGGTCAGACTATTTTCCTTTATGGGAAAAAGTTTATAGAGTATTCAAGGTTTATGAAAACAATGAACTAGTCTACGATAGAGCAACTCCAGAATTAAATAAGTATGAATATGCGATCACTGCAGATAAGACCGCTATACAGAAGGTTTCTTCAGATCAACTAAACAGATATGAGTCAACCGCTCCAAACCTTCCTATTGGAAGAGGAGACCTTGGATATTATGGCTATGAGGGTGTTGGGTTTCCACAAGGTCACGACTATACATTTATTGTTGACTACGGATACATAACAATTCCAGCAGACATTGAGTATGCAACAAAGTTACTCATTGAAGATCTTAAGTGTGGAAAGTTAGACTACTACAAGAGATATATAACATCCTACAACACCGACCAATTTAGAATTCAGTTTGATAAGGTAATGCTTAGTGGCACTGGTAATTTCCTAGTAGATAAGATACTTGACAAATATGTTAAGACCATTGTTAAGCCAGGGATAATTTAATGATATGCGAATCAACCGATTTTATATTTCCGATGCAAGCAGATATTTTTTATCCTATTGTTGAGCAAGGTGCATATGGAAATGTTAAAAAGCAATGGATTCAAGATAGGACTATAGCCTGTAACTTTAATGCTGCTGGATCAGCAACAAAAGAAGATGTTCTTCCAAACGTAAATATTACAGAAGAAAAACTATTAATTGGAAGATGCAAGACAGATCCAAGAATAGCCTCAACACAGGGCTCAAACTCAATCACAAATGTTATTGTTAGCAATGTTCAAGATAGAAATTGTAATCCAGTATACATTGAAACTTCTGGTCCAAGATCTGGCAAATCTACTATCTTTGAGATTGCCAAGATAGAGCCATACATTGGGCCATTTGGAAGTGTAGAGTATTACAGCATAATTATACGTAGGTCTGAGAATCAGTCGGTAGACATATGATAAAAATAAAGTTTGATTCAAAGATGTTTAATAGAGAAATGAACAATATAATAAACTACTCCATCGGGTTCCTTGATGGCGCTCAAGCAGGTAAGATTCAGTTCATGAGGGCCCTAGGAGAAGAGACTGCGCTATTGCTAGGAGAATTCATAGATGCCAATGCCAGAGTCTCTCCAGCGACCTTACAGCACGTTTATGAGTGGTATCAGACTGGCAGCCCAGAGGCAAGATTATTTGATATTGTTTATGTGTCAAATTCAAAATCTATTAACTTTAAAACAAACTTTAAGCAGTCAACTACAATCCAAAGTGGATCTAATACGCCATTTTATAATAAAGCCTCAATTATGGAAAGTGGACAGACGGTTGTTATCAAGCCAAGAAACTCAGATGTCCTATCTTTTGATGTAGATGGAGAGCAAGTTTTTACAAAGACACCAGTCATAGTAGAAAATCCAGGTGGACAGCAGGCTCAAAGAGGGTTTGAGAATGTTTGCAATATATTCTTTTCAAGATACTTCACTCAATCATTTTTAAAGACAAGCAAGGTTGCAATGCACTTGAATAACCCAGTTGAGTTTAAGAGAAGTCTACAAGCAGGAAAAAGAAATGGCCGTGGCGCAGGATTAAAGGCTGGGTATAATTGGATGACTAAGGTAGGTGTAGCATAATGGCAAATGACGACTTGTTAAATACACCAGTTCTATGGATAAATAAATATCTACAGGCAAAAATTCCGTTAATGACAGGGCTAGAACTACCATTCTTTCCATCCACCCCATCCACACTTGAGACTCTTCAGAAGGAGTTTCCACCAGGTGGGGCAATGGCTACGTGGGATAGACTTGTAAAAATGAATAGAACTGGTTTTCCACATATTAAGTGTGAACAATTAATGTATTATTTCTATGCTCAAGGCTCAGAACCAATAATTACAATGGTAAAAATACAAGAAGCAGTTCTTAGACTAATGGACAGATTTGATGAAACGGCAGAAGAGTTAAACGCTTGGTGCGCTAATAGACAAATACGGTTAGACGATGGATCCGTCATAGATAACATGTTCTATTTTCACAACTTCAAGGTCTACCAACTGGAAGAAACCAGAGACATAATTGATTTTGGAACAGCCCGAACATATGGCGGAAACAAGATAATTATTGATTTTGACTATCACCACATGAACGATCTAATCCCATCTGGCCCAGAGCCAAGACAAGCCACAAAAACAATAATCTAATCATTAAAAAGGCTGTTATACTTATAACTGAGGAAACACGCCTACAATTTCAACAAAGAAAAAAGAGGTGAAATATATGGCATACACACGTGGTAGCAACGCTAACATTATCGTTGGCGCAGCAGCCCTCTTCACATACGAAGCAGGCACACTAACAGACACAGACCTTCCAGCATACGTAGCAGGAACATCATTCAAGGAGACTCTCTCTAATGACTCTGATTTCCGTAACGTAGGTTACACAATGAATGGTTTGGAACTACAGTTCCAGCCAGACTTTGGTGAGGTTGCAGTTGACCAGGTTCTTGACGTTGCTAAACTTTTTAAGCAAGGCATGCAAGTTAACCTAAACACCACATTCGCAGAATCTACACTAGAGAATCTCCTATTTGCAATCGCAGGTAAGGATGCAGATCTAGCGTCAGTTTCAGGAAACCCAACACTTAATCTTTCAGCAGGAGACATCGGCGAATGCCCTGTCGAACGTGGATTGGTTGCTGTAGGCCCAGGAACTGGAGACTGTGCAATTGGATCAGAATTGGAACGCATTTATGTTGCATACCGTGCACTCTCAATCGAGAATGTTTCAGTATCAGCAAAGCGTGACGAAGCGACAATGTTCGAAGTATCATTCCGTCTTCTTCCAAACGATGATGCGTCATACGGTAAGATCGTAGACCGCACTATCCCAGCATAATACAACTTAATATGAGAAGCCCAACCCTTCGGGGTTGGGTTTTTCTTTTGGTATACTTATATAATGGCCACAGAAGTTTATAAAACAAAAAATATGATTCTAGTTGATGATAGAGAACTAGAGTTGTCTCCATCAAAAATTAAATATCTTAGAATGATTATGAATTATTTTGATAACGTTAGAAACTCTCAAGATGACATTGAGGCAATTACTCACCTGACAGAATGTGCTAGATTTGCAATGAAGCAGTTTTGTCCAGAAATAGCAGTGAGTCCAGAAGTTTTTGAAAACTATGTAGATATACATATGGTTTATGAGATACTAGATATTGCTGCAGGAATTAAAATAAATGAGCAGTCAGACGATACTGTGAAAAAACAGGCAGTTAAAGGTGGAAGTGCTTGGGAAGATTTAGACCTAGCACAGTTAGAGGCAGAAGTATTTTTGCTGGGTATCTGGAAAGACTATGAAGAACTAGAGAGATCTCTGTCTATGGCAGAACTAATGAAGACTCTAGAGGTAAGCCGTGAAGCAGATTATTCAAACAAAAAATTCTTAGCAGCAATGCAGGGGGTTGACTTAGATAAAAATACAAAGAAGAGCAATGCTTGGGAAGAAATGAAAGCAAGGGTATTTAGTGGTGGCGCATCAGGCGATCCAAATGATATACTTGCATATCAAGGAACTAATGCTCAAAAGGCTGGTTTTGGTATTGGGATGGGCCTACAATACGAAAGAGTTGATTAAAAATAGGCTCGATTATGGTATAATTATTTTACTAACATGGGAGGCATTACAATGGCAGAAAAAGCAAAAGATAAGAAGAAAGTTACATTAATCGACGGGACAGAAATTGCCGTTCAACCACTAAAGATTTCACTTCTAAAACCATTTATGAAGAAGTTTGCAGAGTTGACTGGCGTAGCAGAAGATAACGAAAAGTCTATGGACGTTCTTCTAGAGTGTGTTCAAATTGCACTCAAGCAGTATAGTCCAGAACTTGCAGAAGATAGAGAGAAAATCGAAGATAACATTGACCTACCAACGGTTTATGAAATCATCGACGCAGCGTCAGGAATTCAACTTGGCGATTCAGCATCTCTGTTAAATATTTAAAAAATAAAAAGTAAAGAGGGTGTGATGATTGGCTGATGTAAATGCAAATATTGACGTAAATTTAAATACGCAAGAAGCGTTAGCAAATCTACGCAATTTACAGGCAGGCCTCAGCCGATTTAATCAGTCCCTAACGCAGGGCAATGTTGCTGCCATGGATGCCCAAAAGGGCCTCAACCAACAACTAATTCAGTCAATCAATGCTACTGGAAAGTTTGTTGCAAGCCAAAGAAATGTTTCGTCTAGCACAGGAGCATTTACTGAGGCACTTGAGAAAAACAAACTCTCAATGCGAGAGTATTTTAGGTTTACAGCAGCAGCAGCCACTGCAAATACTAAATCATTAAAGGGTGTCTTTGCACAAGAAAGAGACATAATTAACCGTGCTCGCAGAGACAGAGTAAAGGCTTTACAGACACAATACGTTCAACTTACAAATGCCAATGGCGACCTTGTCAAGGTTTTGCAGGTAGTTCCAAAACACCTTCAGATGGTGAATGGCAAGTATACTGACTATGCTACAAGAGTTCAGATGGCTGCACAAAGGCAGCAATTCCTTAATCAGTTACTAAAGCAGGGATCAACACAACTCCTAAACTTTGGTAAGAACACTCAGTGGGCAGGTCGCCAGTTGATGGTTGGTCTAACTGTTCCGCTTACAATGCTTGGATCATATGCTTCCAAGGCATTTATGGAAATGGAAAAGGCTGTAATTAAATTTACCAGAGTCTATGGCGACATGACGACTAGTATGGGTGAAACTGATGCAGCGGTAAAACAGATTCAGACACTTGCAAAAGAATTTACAAAATATGGTATTGCAGTTGTAGATACAGTTACAATGGCAGCAGATGCTGCAGCGATGGGTCTAACTGGAAGCGCTCTTACCGCACAGGTTACAGCAGCAACAAGGCTTGCCGTTCTTGGTCAGGTAGAGCAACAGCAGGCACTAGAAACAACCATATCTTTACAAAATGCTTTTGGAATTTCCTCTGAAGAATTAGCGCACAAAATTAACTTTCTTAACGCAGTTGAGAACCAAACAGTTCTATCTATTGAGGATTTAACTACAGCAATTCCAAAGGCTGGACCAGTTGTAAAGCAACTTGGTGGATCTGTAGAAGACCTTGCATTCTTTATGACTGCAATGAAAGAAGGTGGAATCAACGCATCAGAAGGTGCTAACGCACTTAAGTCTGGTCTTGCGTCTATGATTAACCCAGCAAAAAAGACAAGCGAATTTCTTGCTGGTCTTGGAATCAACATTAAAGGAATAGTAGATAATAATGCTGGCAATTTAAAAGGAACTGTTGTTGGACTTGCCCAGGCACTTGATACACTAGATCCACTAAACCGTGCTAGAGCAATTGAGCAACTATTTGGTAAGTTTCAGTTTTCTCGTCTATCAACATTGTTCCAAAACGTTGCAAAAGATTCTTCTCAAGCAGCCAGAGCATTAGGGTTAGCAGGAGCATCTGTTGAAGAGTTGGCAATTCTATCTGAGAGAGAACTTGGTAAAGTAGAAGATTCAGTAGGCATAAAGTTTAAGAAATCCCTTGAAGACCTTAAACTTCAACTTATTCCAGTAGGAAAAGCATTTCTGCAAGCGATTACTCCAATTGTAAAATTTGCAGGAAAAATTCTTGAAAAGTTTAATAATCTTGGGGACGGAACAAAGAGAGTAATTACAACAATTATTGGCGTTCTAGGATTAGTTGCTCCAGCAGCCCTTATGACATTTGGTCTTGTTGCTAACGGAGTTGCAAACCTTATTAAGTTGTTTGCAATGATGAGAAATGGTATTGCAAAGTTAAACGGACAAAACAACATTCTTGGCGGAGGGTTTGATTATCTTACTCAGGCAGAAACTGAAAACCTTGCACAGTCAAATGCACTTCACCTAACTCACAAAGATCTTATTGATACTTTTAACGTAGAAACAGGAGCAGTAAATGCTCTTGCATTAGCATATACAAATGCAGCAAGTCAAGCAAGAACTCTTGCCTCTAGTGCTCCAGGCTTGTTTAACACGGTTCCAGGTCCTGCAGGTGCTGTTTCAGGATTACCAAAAGTAAAGAAGTATGCAGAAGGAATTGTTAGCGTTCCAGGAACTGGTAACAAAGACACGGTTCCAGCAATGCTCACACCTGGTGAGGCAGTAGTTCCAGCAGGAATTGCACAAAGTCCAACTGGCAAGGCAATGCTTTCTGCACTCATGAATGATAATGTAAGAAAATATAACGGCGGAACTCTTGGGGTAAACACAAAACAAACAGCAGAAGAATTAGTTAGATTAAATAGAGAAGACTTTGTAGCAGCAGTATCAGCAATGGGTCCAAACCCTAGATCTCAGGCAGCAATTGCAAAAGAGTTAACAGAAGAATTAACTAAGGCAGCAGAAAGAGTTGGCCCAGAGTTTGCAGATAGACTTAAGTCTGCAATCGCTCAGGGCTTAGCGGAATTAGAAACTGTTACAGCAAAGGCAATTGAAAACCTTACAAAGCAAACAGACTCAGTAACACAAAGACCTTTTAGAGAACAGTATCATGCAGCATCTGCTACAAGGTTTGAAGATGAGAATTATGTATTTGGCCATGGGGCTGCTCCAAAGGCAGAGGTAACAGATCCACAAGAATTGCTAAGACTTTCAACACAAGCACAAAGAGTAGCAGCAGATGGAACAAGAACTGACACTGGTCTATCAACTTCACTTCGGGGCGCAGCAGAAAATGGTGGTCGTGCGTATGGATTAAGTAGTTTTGGGTTTATGCTTCCTGAAGCAGCAAATAAAAGAGACGACGGTGGAAACTTTGAAATGCCAAAGGATGAGATTGCTGCTTTGTTTAATGGTCCAAATGCAGGAAAAACTCTTTCTCCTATCTACCAAGAATGGGCAAGAATACAGGGAACAACTTTAGAAGAAGTATTAAAGGATCCAGCACAATTTGCAAGAATGCAACAAAGCATGGAAAGTTATGGAGGAATACTTTCTGATGAAATTAGCAGACTTCCAGAAAATTTTGGAGAAGAAGAGTTTTATGCAGCAGTCGCTAGAGCAAATGATAGAATTGCTGCTGCTGATACACAGTTAAGTCAAGCAGTAGATAACCTATTAAAGACAACTACATACGCTGTATTTGATCCCAATGATGGCAGAGGTGGTCAAGGAAATAGAATTGCAGTTCCTAAAAAGTCTGATGTTCCACTAAGGCAAGAACTTGGATTACAAGATGAAGTTGAAGTAAATGGAAAAACAGTAAAGTCTTTGCAGGGGACATACCAAAAACAAAATACTGCAAACCTAACGGTTGGATCTACTATAGATCAGGCAAGAGCAGATGGCGCTGCTTTAGGGGCAGCAGTAATTGATGGCCTCAGAGGTTCAGATGGAACTGCAGCAGGATCTCCCTCTAGGAAAGGTATTAAGGCTGGCAAGGAAGTTGCTGAAGGTTTGGCTCTTGGAATGCAAGAGGGAACTCCATCAGTCGTTTCTCAATCTGCAAGACTTGGAAATGCAGCAGTTCCTACGGCAGCAGAAACACAAGCAAGAGTTGACAGGATGGATCTTACTAATAAGGCATTCTACGATGACCTAAACACTCCAGAACTCCTTGAGCAAAGACAGATACTTAAGTCACAAGATAGACAAAGAAGAAAGCGTGGAGCAACTGCAACGGTAGACTCTATGTCCGATACCCCAGTTTCAACACAAACTACATCATTAACAGTTACATCATCAAAGAGAACAGCAGATGCTGCTGAAACATTAGCAGTTAAAACAGAAGAAGCAGCAACTGCACAGGCTCAAGTTGTGACACAGATAAAAGATGAAAGTCGTTCACGCATTAAAATTAAAGGCAACACGATTAATATTGGTAAGGCTCGTGAAGATGCTGACAAGGCTGAAAATGAAGCAGCAATGACTAGAGCCAGAGCAGCAGCAATTGAAAAAGAACAGGCAGCACAAAAAGCAAGAAACTCTCCAACAACTATTACTGATGAGCAAGTAAAGGCTGCTAAAGAAAAAGCAAATGAAGCAGAACTAAGATACGCTGAAGCAAAACAGAAATGGGCAGAAGCAGAAATTGCTAATGCAGAACAAGATTCTTCACAAGATCCAGTCAAAGCAGCAACAGATGTTAAAAAGGATCAGCAAATTATTTCTAATGGAACACAAGATCAAGGCGATGGCCTCAGACGTATTGTTGAAGGAACAAATGATACAGCAGAATCTACAACCTTAGTTGCAGACAAGACTGATGAACTAGTAGATGCAACATCTGAAACTGTAGATGCACAAACAACCCATGCAGACAATGTTGTTACAAGTAGTGAACTAGCAAATGCAACATCTAATAATTTAGAAAATGTAGTTAATGCAACACAGCAGACTGGAATTTCTCAAGAAGATATAGCAAATTCATCAGAAGAGATATCTCAAACCAATGATAAGATTTCAAAAGAAAAAAGAGAAGCACTTAGACTTGAAGAAGAGGCCAACAGAAAGAAGAGAGCAGAACTTGGTCAGCCACCTTTAAATGGTCCAATACCGCCAGGAAGTCAGGCTGGTAATAAAATTCCTTCAACCTATGTTGATATTGACAAAGCACTTGCAGAGGCATATGGAACAGATACAACACAGGGATTTACCCAAAATAAAAAAGGACAGATTATCCTTGATCCAGAAACTGGACAACCAACAACTCTTAGTGAAAAACAAGTTCTTAAGAAGAAGCGTGGAATGCGTAGAGAAAAGGCTAGTAAGTTTTCTGGAAAAGCAGCAGGTGCTCTTGGTATGGCGACAATGGTTGCAGGTGCAGTTGGTGCACCACCAGCAGTAACTGGCGCTCTTGGAACCGCAGCAGGTCTTGCACAAATGGCCCCAATGCTTGCTGGCATGGGTCCAGTTGGATGGATTACAGCAGCAATTATAGCAGTTGGTTCTGGACTGGCTTTATTAAATAAAAGACTTCAAGCATCGTATGCTGCACAAGCAAAATTTGTTCGTGAGACATCTGCTTCAACGCAAAAGATGAAAGAAATTGGAATGATAACTGGCAAGGTTGGATCATCTGAATTGATGGAGCGTAAGAGGTCCAGTGGAACTACAAGAGATTACATAGTTAGAGAAAGAAAAGGTTCAGACTTTGGCGATACCTTCATGCAGTCTGAAGTTGGAAAAAAGATGGGCAAAACACTTCAAGAAAACATTAAAAAGTCTGGTGGAAAAGAAGCAGCACAAGTATTTGCAACAGAACTTGCAGCATATGTCCAAGATGGAGTATTAAGCGCAGAGCAAGCACAAAGCATTGCTTATCAGATTGGTGTTAACTTTAAGGACACATCCCTTGGCATAAAAGTCGATGCATCACTTGCAGCACTTATTGGACCTAATGGAGAAGATCTTACAAAAGATCCTCTTATAGTAGCACTAAGACTAAATACATCAGCACAAGGAAAATCAGAAAAGTATTTAGCAGATATGCAAAATGCTATGTATAACGGTAAATCAGGTGCAGTAGAGGCAGCAGGATTAGCAGCATCAGACGCAGTCGCAGTTCAAACGGCACAAATGCAAGCAGATGCAATTGCCAGAAGGTATGACGATGAAATCAGAACCTTAGAGGCTCAACTTGCACAGACTACAAATAAAAAGCAACAGATTAAACTTGAAGGTGAGTTAACTGCATTAAAAACAAAGGCAGCAGATGCAGAATTACAAATGAACAATCTTATTGCCAATGCAACAGATAATGCAATGAAAAGGTTTAATGAACAAATACAGTATCAAAATGTGTTTATGGATGCAGCAACTCTTGGTTTATATAAACTTTTTGGTGGTGGAAATCAAAGAGAAGCAGCATACACTCAATCTCTTAATGCAGCGGTAACCGATAAGTATGCAAATACAGAGCAAGCAACACAAGCCACAACAGTTTCGGACAGACTTTCAAAGTTTGCCGACGGTAAGACTCTGGGCTTTGGAACAAATAATTATGAAGACGCAGGCTTTGAGAGTGGTAAAGAAGCGCAGTCTTTTGAGATAAAAATGAAACTATTGATGGCAAATGGAACTCTTACTCCAAACCAAACAACAGCAATGCTTGATTTATTTGAAGGAAGTCTTCCACAATTAGAAACAGTCTTAAATATTGGAACCAGAATGCATGGCGCTGCTGGCACTACTGAGTTTATGATGCTACTAACAAACTTTCAAGATAAAGAATACGCACAGCAGATAGCACTTGAAGTAACAACACAGGATAACGATTCATTTAAGAAATTGTCAGACTTGTTTGGTCTTGCATCTTGGCTAGATGGAAAAGAAATTAATATGGAGGTTGTTGTTAAAGAAATGGGTGGAGTTTCTGGAATGCAATACTACATTGACAGACTGGACGAACTTGAGGTTAAGATTAAGGACCTTAAGGGTGGAGAAGTAACTCTAGATGTCGTAACTCAATTTACAAATGATACAAGTGTAAAGGTTGATCAGGGATTCTTAGATTATATAAATAAAGAGTTTAAGGGAGATGCTAAAAAACAATCAGATGCAATAAGGACATACACAATGGTTTACAACCAGATCATGTCTATGGACTATGCAAGTCAAGAAGCAAGAAATTACTTTGAGGCACAAGCAAATCAAATAGCGGTTGATAAATTAAATGAACTTAGAAAAGCGGGAAATGCTCCAGCAGACATTAATACTTATATTGTTCAGCAGACCAAACTTGAAATTGATGCATTGATTACAAAGGTAAAGGTAGATCCTACTGCTGTAGCCTCTGCAAAAACTCAGATTGCATTAGGAACTCTTCCAGTAATTGATCCAAATGCAGCAGGCGCTGTAAAGACTCCAACTGGAGGCAAAGCAGATAATCCATTAGACTTCTTGGATGCTCTTGGAATGCGTATTAAGATGATCAGAGATCAATCATTTAAAGCAACTAAGTCAATTGAGTCTATGCTTGCAGCGTTTAGAAGTAAGGCTGCACAAAAAGATGCTTCCAATATGTTTACTTTGTTTGACGGCTTGCAACAAAGACTTATTGCTTTAAAGGCACCAAAAGAGTTTAGAGATTATATTGCAGGGCTTGACGCAAAGGGATTAGAGGCATTAAAAAATAAAGATGCTGACCCAACTAAAAAGGGTAATCAGTCAATGTTTACCTATGAAACTAAAAAAGTTAAAGGTAAGACCGTTGTTGATAAAAGTAGAATTGCTGGTTTCTCTGAAGCAGGAAAAGCATTTATGGCAGCATACAATGAGGCTCCCCTAGCAGAGTTTAATGTTGAACAAGCAGAAGCAATTCAAAATACAAATAATCAGTATAAGGCTTTTGCAATGCTTAAGGCTGGAGGAGTAGACACTGCAAAGGCTTTAGATGCTGTGTCTAATGCAGCAGTTGCTGCAGCCCTAACCTCTGGCTTACTTGCAAAAACAGACTTAAAGAAGTATATTGAAGATATAAAAACTTCCAATGCTGCATTACAAAAACAAGCAGTAATTAATGACCTACTAGCAAAAAATTCAGCAATGGAGTTTGCTGCAGGCACTATGCCAAAACTTGCTTCTGCACTAAAGGTTGCTGGATACTCTGTTGAACAAATTGCAACAGTGTTAGAAGATCCAAACCTTGCAAAAGAATTAATGGATGATCTTGCAGATGGAAAGATTGACTCAAAGGCAATCTCAGATTATTTAAATAATATCAAGGGTCAAAAGATTGTTGAGATTAAGGGTAAGTTTAATGCTGGCGACTTTGCAGCAGCAGCAGCACCTGGTATGGAACTTGTTAACAGAATGTTTGCTGTTCAAGAACAACTTATCAGAACTGGTGTGGATGCTAGATCTACAGCAATGGTTAAGAGATTAAAGGATAATAAAGCAGCCAATGAAAAGGCTCAGTTAGATATTCAGAATATAACATTTAATCAGATTAGACCAATTCAAAAAACAATTGAAGACATGCAACGAAAGATGGAACTTGAGATTATTCGTGTTATTGAAGCATATCAGGAAGAAATCAGCGACATGCAAAGAGTTATTGAACTTGCATTCGAAAGACCGATTCAAAAGATTAATGAACAGAATGCACAATTAACTCACGACCTCGATGTAATGAATCATGCTGCAGAGCAGATCAATAAGAGTTATGATGATCAGGCTACAGCACTTTCTAAGGTAGCAGAAGTTAATGCTCAAATTGTTAATCAGCAAAAGCAGCAGTTAGGTCTTGCGGACGCTCTATCACAAGGTGACATTGCAGCAGCAGCCCGTGCAGCGCAAGAAATGAGAGCATCTCAGGCAGATACAAATGCAGAGAATGCATCAAAGGCTTTAGAACAATCTAGACAAAACGAACTTAATAGCCTTAGAGGAGAAAAGTCTGGACTAACAAGAGATGAGATTTTAGAAAAGCAATATCAGAATGCTCAAAAGATATATGAACTTGAAAACACAGCAACTACCAAGGTTGGCAATGAAATGCTTACAAGGCTACAACTCCTCGACAGAATTCAGACAAAGCAAGATGATATATATGCCTTAGAAGAAAAAAGAGAGGCAGCGCAACTTGCTATTCGTGCAAAAGAAGACGAGATTTATAATATAAATAAAAAGCAAATAGAACCTTTGCAAGATGGAATAGATGCAAGAAATAACCAAATTGCAAATGACGAATACTCTATGCAACAACTTGTTGATAATATTAGAGTTCAAGGTCAGACTAGAGATCACTGGGATGCAGTCGCAGCAAAGATTGAGGCATCTTCAGTCGCAGGACAAGACTTTGATAACCTTATGGGATCAATGCTTGCTTCAGTTCAAAAAATTGAAGATGGTTGGTCAAAGATTAATGAAACTATTGGATTAAATGCTAATGGTGTTACCATGGGTGCTGCAGCAGTTAAAAAGGCTATACTTGAAGAGTCTGCTGCCCTTGACAAGGCTGCAAAAGAAGAAGCAGATAGAGCAGCAGCAAAACAAGCAGCAGCCCTTGCAGATTACGAAGCCAAGAAAAAAATCTATGATGCTGAAATGGAAGCAATAAAAGCATTAAGAGCAGCAGGGGATAATGGAGTTGCTAATGCACGAGCATCAGCGCTTGGTGCTGGACCAGTCAAGCCAAACTTTGATCCTACTGAAGCAGCGGACAATCCAAATGTTTCTTACAATAATACATCTGTTAATACCGCAGATCAATACAGAAAAGATAATCTTAAGGGTGTAAAACCATCAACATCCAACGGCACATCATCAGGCGGTGGCTCAGGTGGCTCTGGTGGCGGTGGCGGTGGCGATCAAAACACTAAGCCAGTATGGAAACCAGCAACATATACTAAGGATTCAAAAAAGCCAGTTTTGGCAGACTACACTAAAAAATATGGAGCCGATGAGGGTAAGAGAGCATACTATGCTGATGCAGCCGCCTGGTCAAAAGCAACAGGAAAATCTTCTGGAATTAAATTTACTCCAACAACATATACAAAGAATTCAAAAAAACCAGTTATGGAAGATTATGAAAAATATGATGTTGATAGAAATAAAAATTATTACGTAGATCTTGCTGCATGGGAAAAAGCAACAACTGGAAAAGTTACGCCTTCAATTACTGCAGCAAAAGATCCAGCAAATGCAGGAGAAGATCCAAGAAACTATAGCATGAAAAAACCTTTGGGGTCATACCAAAATCCATGGCAGTTAATTGCCAATAGGTCACTATCCAAGGAAGAACAAGAGACAAAGATGCTCGTTATTGATAAGCCAGATACTATAAATGACCCAAATGACTATGTGACTAATGGCATTTTAAATAAACATGGACTAGCCATGATCGGGATGCAGATGAACACTTCCTACAATCCAGACAAGAAGAGGGAGGGAACGCACGTTAGATATGGAAACTACATATATAAACTTATTAGTGGAAGACTAAACAAACTTGCTTCTGGTGGAATGGTTATGCAAAACATTCCTTCATTTGGAACAGACACAGTCCCCGCCATTCTTAGTCCAGGAGAATTTGTAATGAGCAAATATGCTGTTAATGCTCACGGAGCAGATAATATGAGAGCCATTAATAATGGCACAGCAATTGGCGAATCAGTGTATAATTATAACCTAAGCGTTAATGTAAAATCTGATGCAAATCCTGACGACATTGCAAGAGTCGTTATGGCACAAATCAGGGGTATTGACTCACAAAGAGTTAGGGGAAATAGACTATAATGGCTACAGCAAACTATATGGCAGGTCGTAAAAAGTATACAAGACCACAGGCTATACTATTTTCTGAAAACTCAGGAACACTTGTAGCAGCCCCAACACAGTCTAATCCAGACTATAAGGTTTATATTCCAAATGGCTACGAGATAAATGCTGATCCTGGCTCTGAAACTAGTCCATCCATGCTAGACCAATTTCTTATTCTTTCAGACGACAATAGATCGCCAATTGATATTTCTACAACCAGAATTGAAAAACGGGAAAGAATGATCAATGGCCGTATGAGATCATACCATATTGCAGATAAGTTGACAATCTCAACATCATGGGAAATGCTACCATCAAGATCACATTACTTTAATCCTGAATTTGGTAGCGATGGAAAGCCAAAAGAAATAATTACCCCATCTCTACAATATACAACTGATGGCGGTGCAGGTGGAGTAGAACTTTTAGATTGGTATGAAAATCATATCGGCTCATTTTGGGTATACCTTGCTTACGATAAGTATTCTAATTTTGGCAAAGATGATAATGCCTACGCACATTTGAATCAATACAATCAGGTAGTAGAGATGTTTATTTCAGATTTTAAATACACTGTTGTAAAGCGTGGAGCAAGCAATCATGACTTTTGGAATATAAATATAACTCTGGAAGAAGTATAATGTTTAATAGCGAGGAACTAAAGAATCACCTAGAGACTTCTTCTGCTGTAAGAACTCAGTCTGCAATTATTGCTGAGTGGAACATGAACATACCAAATAACATTCAAAAGATTGGTAATTATAGATATAGACCAGCAACTTCAGACTCACCATTTAAAACATTGATAAATTCATATGATAAAAATGATGCAGCAAATGCATATACAAAAGCAACAGACGCAGACGTTGTTATTGATGGTGGCTTTGAGAATGAAGACATGATACCTATAGTATTAAAAGAAACAAAAGATAAGATTAAAATGCTTTATTCTTTAGAAGACTGCTTTGGCCCTTTAAGACCAAGATCTGGAATCAACAAGGCTTCATTTTTTTCTGGTTCATACCTACATCATGCAAATTTAAATATGGCTAAGCGTCCAAGGTATTATATGCCAGATAAGGATGATGGATTTAAATACTGGACTTCATATAGAACTGAAAATGGTAAAGAGTGTGGCATCTCATCTGCACAGTCAAACGGCTCATACTTTATAGAAGATGCTGCACCATTTATTGTTTATAAAGATCTTGTTCCAACAAATAGAATTGTTGTAAAAATGCAAACTCATATTGGGACAATCGATCTTGGACCATTTTCTAATTCATCTTCTACATTTTCAGATCCACTATACGGACAAGCAAATGCAAAAATTCCTACAAAGTGGAAAATTCAAAAGATGATAAACAATAATTGGTCAGATATTATATCCTTTGATTCTAATTCACGAAGAAAGGGTGGGGAGCCTATTATTGGGCCAGACGGATATGTTGAGATTTCTTATGGTCTTAAAATTCCTAATAAGTATTCTGAAATTTTTATTTATGCAGAAGAGTATGACTCTGAATTATTTTTACCAGATGAGGCTGTCACTGGATACGCATATTTAATTAAAGCAGATAAAGAAGATGTTGGGACATATTACATTTGGTATAACGGTCAGTGGGAAACTTTTTCTCCTTCATATGGATGGCAGTTACAGGAAGAAACTGTAGATAGGTTAACTAATTTTGTTACAGATCTTACTGACCCAGTAATGTTTCAGGATAATGCAGAT